TATATCCGACCGTAAAAGGATAAAACAATGGCTCAAAGGTATGTGGTTAGTTTTGCATTAGAAGTATAACTATTAACAATTCACATACATATGGGACTTATTGGAAGTGCGATAGGTGCAGCGGGCAGTATCTTCGGCGGTATCTCTGCATCAAAGGCAATGAAAAGGGCAAAGAAGAATGTAGAGGCGCAGCGGCAGAAAAACCAAGACTGGTATGACAGACGCTATAATGAGGACGCTACCCAGCGTGCCGATGCACAGCGTATTCTGACACAGACCGAAGAGAGTATCAAACAGCGAAACAAACAGGCGGCAGGTTCGGCGGCTGTGATGGGCGGCACGGATGAGAGTGTGGCGGCTGCAAAAGCGGCAAACAACCAGGCACTCGCCGATGCGACATCGCAGATTGCAGCCAATGCAGAGGCTCGGAAAGACAACATAGAGGCTACCTACATGGCGAACGACAATGCTTTCGTGGAGCAGCTTAACCAACTTGAACAAGGGAAAGCACAGGCAATCGGTCAGGCTGTGCAAGGTGTCGCCAATGCCGCTTCATCCATGCCTTTCTAAATTCTACGACTATGGCAACATTGGATGAGATATTAGGCGGCAGTTCTCCCGATAGCGGAGGGCACGCACCGAAAGGCACTAAGGAGTGGACTGAGCAACATTCGGGTGATAATGCTCCTGTTTCCTCTCCACCGACTGCACCACCGGCTCCGGCAAAGCAGAATGGCACACCGCCGACAGACGGAGGAACTCCGGCAGGTGGAGGTGGCTATGAAGCATTGTTCCGGCAACTTAACCCTTATACCCCACCAACAGCGGAGGAAATTGAAAAAGAAAAGAAGAAACAGCGAAGAAATGAAATCTTTGCTGCAATTGGGGACGGCGTTATGGCTCTCTCCAATCTCTTTTTCACGACACAGGGCGCACCGAACATGTACACAGGCAAGAACACCATGTCGGAGCGTACCAAAATCCGATATGACAAGTTGATGAAAGACCGAGAGGAAAAGAACAACGCATATTTCAATGGCTTGATTAGGGCGAAACAGGCGGATGCAGAAGAAGCACACCGTGAACGTTCTTGGCAAAGGCAACTCGGTCTTGACCAAAAGAATGATGACCGATACAATGAGGGCATTCAACATCGTAACGAGCGGGAGAAAATCGCTGATGACAGATATGATGCAGAACAAGAATACAAGAAAGGTCGAGATAAAGAAGCCGATAAGCGTTGGCAAACGACATTTGACGAAAACAAACGTCAAGCTGACCGTTCCTACAATTTCCAAGTAAAGAGGCATAATGACAATGTGGCTGTAGAGCGTGATAAAGCGAGAGCGACAGCCGCACGTGGTGTCCGTGGCAAACAACTCGGTTTTTCTGACGGTGACGGAAACCAAGTAGCCATTTACGAGAATGTTTGGAAAGGGTCGATGCAGCAAGTGTTTGATGCGATGATAACGGATGGAGTGGAAAAAGGAGACCTGAGCGATACAAGGTACAAGAATAAAATCAACAAGATGTCGGCAAGAGATAAAGACGATTTTGTGAAACAGAATTGGCACAAATCGCCGAAAGCCTCTGCAATCATGCTTTCTCTCTCCAAACTTGACCCTGCCACTATGACCTCGGAGGTCTCGAAGGAAGACGATGGTTTCGAGAGTTACCTTGTAGATGATGAAGATGATTTTGAACAATATAAACAGAATTAAGTATGCCCATATATAAAACGAACGGAAAAACTTACAACATCCCTGATGATAAGGTAGAAGCGTTTGAGAAGCGATACCCTAATGCAGAGGTGGAGATTTACGATAATGACGGTGCAGCATATTCCCTGCCCCTGCCTAAGCGTGGCAGCTTTCAGAAGAAGTATGACAAGTGGAGCTACACCAAGCAGACAGGCAATGCACCACAAGAGGAAGAAACCTATGACGTTTCGGAACAGCCTGAACCGGACTATACACCAGAAACTCCCGTAACGCCTACGGCAGAAGAAAAGCCGCTGACGGAACAGGACAAAATACGCTTCAGTGCAAATATGGGGCAAATGAAACGCCGCACGGAGCAAATGTTGGACGGTTTCAGCGAACAAATGGAGACCATGCGTGAGTACCAAGAAAATGCACCATTGGGTGGAGGACAGACAGCAGAAGGGAAAATGCAGTTCAACCCAGAGAGCGGAAAGTTGGAGAAAACCTACATTACCCCTCTTGGCAACAGATACACCAGTAAGGGACTTGCGGACATGGAGAGTTTCAGATACCGACAGGCGGCTGATATGTCTGTAAGCGGACAACTACGCCGTGCAAGGCTGAAACTTGCAGAACTGCAAGAAAAACGAGATGCAAGTGCCAAGAGAGTGCATGAACAATGGGAAGAAGATACAAAAAAGAATACAGCTCCTCTTGGATTCTTGCTTGCAGCAGATACCTATGTTCCTCGTCAGATGAGCGACAGGGAAAACAGTACCTTGGATGTCGCCATTCGTCAAACAGAGGAACTTATCAAAGACCTTGAAGAACAGAAAGACCGTGAACAAGGTGTAGATGTAGGCTTTTGGCGTGGTTTCGGTCGTGTGGCAGGCGATTTCCGCACTTGGGATTTCGGCATGAGCGATATGCGTGACGCTTTGACGATGATGAACGCCGATGACCTAAAAGGTGAGAATGCTACGGAGGGAGAGCGTGAAGCCTACAATGAAATGATGGGCGCACTCTACTACAAAGGACAGGCGGAGCAGATGTATGGTGGGAACGCTGGCTTTTGGAACAGAGCCGGTATGATGACCGGCCATATGCCTGCATTCATGCTTGACTTTGGCATTACAGGAGGTGGATTCAACGGTATCAATGTTCTTTCCAAAGCCGGAACGAAAGCCGCCACAAAGGTGGTGGGCAAAGAAGTAGTAGAGCAAATGGCGGAACAGGGCTTCAAGACATACCTGAAAAACAACGGCGTGAAAGGTTTGGGACAATATGCAACCAATTGGACCATTAAGGCTCTCGGTACGACCGCTGATGACCTGCTTCTCCGTGCTCCGCTTATGACCAATACGGTACAGGCAGGGAAAACCACAGCCGACATTATTGACAGAAAACTCGGTGATGTGGTTGTCGATGAGAACGGAAACTATGATTTTTCCAACGACAAGACTTGGGGAAATGCCATTTGGCAAGGAGAAGCCAATGCCATCGTTGAAAACTATTCGGAAATGTTCGGTTCGCACCTTGACTCTGTAGTTACTCTTGGAAATATGAGTAAGCTCGCCAATGTGGTGGGTGCAAAGCGTATCGGTGCAGTGCTTTCAAAGGCTGATGCAGGTGCGTTGAACGGTATCATGGGACAGACACATCAGTTATTCAACAAAATGGGTGTGAGTGACTATTTCGGAGAGGTTACGGAAGAATACTATGGGCAATTGTGGCGCACCATGCTCAATCTGGACGATGCTTATCAACCATTGTTTGACGAGCAGGGAAACCCGGTTTACAAGAAAGACGACCAAGGCAACCTAATCCTTGGCAAAGACGGAAAACCTGTGCAGGAGCGTGTGAATAATTGGAGCTTTAATGCCCCAGGGCATTTCCACGGCGATATTTGGGGCGGTATGGCTCTTTCTATGGGTTTGATGGGTGCAGGCAAGCATACTATCAATGCCGCTCAATACGCATCGATAAAGCACGGTGTAAACAAGGCTGATGCCCGTGCAACAGAATTGCTTGGCAAAGAAATATGGGAACCGTTAAGGACGACTATCGACCTTACGACCAATGATGACATTGGCAGCGTGGCAGATGGAATTGTAAACGACAAGAATTTTTCAGACGATGAGAGAGCCGCAATCCTTACCTACATGGAGCGTTCGTTGATGATGAGGGGCTTTAACCTTGGTACACTCGCACAGAAGCGTGGACGCAGACAGGATGAAGATGTACAGTCACTGGATGAAAGCTACATTGATGGTTACAATATCGCAGACCCACAGGAAATGACCGATGCCAAGAATATGTACGAGTACCAGAGGGAGAGGATGAAACGCGAGCTGGGAGTGAACGATGAAGCCCTTGTGAATGATGCTGTGGACTGGCTGAACGAGGCACGGAACGCATCGAGCAGCGGCAACGAACAAGGACATGAGCGTGCAGACATCATATTGGACTACCTAAATGCCAAGCAGGTATATGACGGTATGATTCAACGTGTGCGTGATGACATAGATGCACGTGTGGAGCAAAGCAATGCAATGGTCGATGCACGTACCAACCGCACCAATGGCATGATACAGGGGGCAACGATGAAACAGGACGACCGCCGCGTGTATGTCGTGAGTGGAAACCTTGTGCCATATGCAGACGGCAGCAGCATTGACAATCAGGCTTCGGACGGTAGCATCATTGTCCGTGATGCGGAAACAGGCGCACTTGAACAGGTGTCGCCAGATGCCGTATTGAACATTGATAAGCCGTTGAACCCGTCCGATGAGAAAATGACAGCGGAGGGGGCTATCATTCAGCAGTTCGCACAGGAAGCATCCGACAAGATTGACGGTGTGGTTACATTCAACCCTGGCGATACATACACCATTACAGGAGATGACGCACAGATACAGGTTCAGATTGTAGCCAACGAAGACGGTATTGTGGATAATGGGGACGGCACAGTTAACGTATCGGACGGCGTGAATATCTTCCCGTTGGCAAAAGAAACCATACAGCAACAGGCTGATGCGGCAAATTTGGCACGTGTGGCGCAGTTCGAGCAGCAGAGAACCATTGAGAATACCGAACGGAAACAGGAAATGCAAGAGGCTGAAAGACCACAATACGCCCTCAACGACCTTGTTTCTCTCCGTGATGAGAGCGGCGTTACCGTTCGTGGTAGCATCACAGCAGATGCAGATGCAGACGGCAGGTATGAGGTATATACAGAAGCACCTATCAACGGCAAGCGTGTGAACCTGTTCACTCGTGATGAACTTGACAATATGCTGTTGGAGCATAACGGAGTGACATTTGAACATCCTGCCGAAAATGAGAGCAACAATGGTGCGGAAAATATTCCCGAAAATGATAACAATGCCCCTCAAAATATTGGCTCTGCCGATTTGGCAATTCCTGCCATGCAGAGAATACCAAAGGATGAGCAGGGAAATCCACTATATGAGCAGGCCGACAGCGACACAGCTTGGGATGCCATTGTGGAGCAGACTGAGGGTGATGAGGCTATGGCACAGACTGTGGCTGATGGAATGGTAGCTGACAAGGAAGCTGCTTTGAAAAAGTTGGAGAAAACAAAATCAAAAGGTGGCAACTCTATTGCTGAAAAGATTGCTTCCGAGAAAGAACGCAAGGCAGCGATTGATGCAGCGAAGCAGGAACTTGATATTTGGAAGAAGATTGCCGGTACTGCCAACCGTCGTAAGATGGAAGCCGATGCAGAGCGCAGACGCATCGCTGATGAAGCAGCCGCACTCCGCAAGGCAGAGGAAGAAAGACTGCGTGCTGAACGTGAGGAGGCAGAACGCATCGAGCGTGAAGCCCTCAACGGTGTTCCCGATATGGTGGACGATACTCCGCAAGATGCACGAGCAAGAGGTTACAGACGTGTCAGCGGACATAAGATTGACCGCCAAGAGCCTGTGCAGGGCTTGCAGGGTAAAGAGGTGTCAGTTCGTTTCAGCGATGATGCCATTGCCAACGGACGTGTCGCCGTTATCGAAGCAGAGCAGTTGCAGCCGAGCCACGTTCAAGGTGTGCGCAATCCTCTCCACTTCATTGATGAGGCACAACCAAAGGAGCGTAACGATGAGGCAAGTGTGCTTTCGGCACGCAAGATTGCCGGGAACATTCGCCCCGAGGAAATCACATCGTCTGTTACCGCCTTCACAGGTGCGCCTACCGTGAACGCACGAGGAGAAGCCATACAGGGCAACAACCGAAGCGATGCACTCCGTCAGATGTGGGAGGGCTACCAAGACCAGGCAGCCAAGTACAAGCAGTATTTGATTGACCACGCAGAGGAGTTCGGTTTGAATGCCGATGATGTTGCGACTATGCAGCACCCTGTCCTCGTTAATATGCTTGACGTGGAAGATGCAGAGGCTATCACTCTCGGTCAGTATGTGGCGCAGGATACAGAAAGCGGCGGCATTGAGCGTATCAAGCCAAAGAACGCTTTGCAGAAGATGGGCAATGACATACGTTCGTTTGCCAACCTGCTGTTGAAGTCTGCCGATGAGGAGACATCATTTGCAGGGCTTGTCGATAGCAACGGTGTTGATGTTGTGAAATGGATGAGCCAAAGAGGTTACATTACCCCTACGCAGTACAAGAGTGCTTTTGACAGCAAGGGCAACCTTACAGCCGAGGCAAAGAACGATTTGCGAGGTATTATGTATCAGAGCATCTTCAAGGGCGGCAGCACCCGACTTGAAGAAATGTTCAACGCTATGCCTGCAAAGGCACAAAAGGCTATCCTTGCCACAGCGTTCAGAGACTTTGACAGTCCGAATGCAGAGCGTATGGTTGAGGAGATACAGAACTCAATCCGGGCTTATTATGCCTTGTCGCAGGACAAACTATTTACCGATGCGAAAAATTTCAAAGAGGCACGGATAGCCGTTGAAAGTTGGAAACGACAATATCAGATTGATGATGCAACGGGCGAAAGTTATCTCCCTTCCGATAATTTCAGTAATTTCGCATTACTTTTGGCAACGATGTACAAGGGAGAAAACCAAGGCATTATACAAAGTACATTTAACAAAATCTATGACCTTATCCAAGGCACACAGGAAGCAACCCTGTTCGAGCAGCCGGATAACACTCCCCGGACGCTTGCACAGGCTATTTACGAAACATTAAACATTATCTACGATGGACAACAGCGAAGCAATGTATTGGCTGGCGATACTGCAACAAGCCAACGAGGGCAGCAAGGAAGCTCAGGAGATGCTCAGGCAGGAAAACGAACTGAGAACGGAAACTGGGCAGCCGACAGTGGAAGAAGAATTGAAGAATCTGACGAACAAAGAAGCACGATTGAAAGCAACAATAAACGAATTGAAACAGATAGTGAAAGTAAGCAAGCGAGATATACACTAAGTGAAAAGAAATCTGGGAATGATGAACATTTCTACCAAGATGAAAACGGCAATATAGACCTTGCCGATATACCACAAGAAGTCTTTGACGAGATAGGATATACAAAAGCCCCATTCAGGCTGACACCGGGCATGATTCTGCACATGCTTGAGAGACATGGAAAGGAATTGGGGATTTCATCTACGGACGAAGCCGTTTTGTTTGTGCTTGACGTGATGAACAATTTCGACCATGTGCGATTAGGCTATGACGGTGCTTTGATATTCTCCATAGAGAATGGGCGCAAACGTACCGGGAAACGTGCGATTACGGTTCTTATCAATTCTGACAATGGTAATTTCTATGGATTAAAGACTTCCGGCTATGAATCAGTAGGTGGCTTAAACAAAAGACCTATGCTTTGGGAGAGGGGCGCGAAAGATGTTTCCTCTTCTACAGATGCCGCATCTGCAAGTGTTCCCACCGGTAAGAGTCCATTAAGCGGCGAACAATCCGGCAGCGCTTCACACCAAAGCACAGGTCTTTTGGAAGAAAGTGTCGTTTGGCGCACTCCGAAAGATGCGACTGCCTCTTCGGCTGAGAAGCAAGGTTTGGACTATGTACATCCGATAGAAGCCGAGGATGCAACAAAGGGCTCGGGAATAACTCCTCAAACAACTTCCTCCGAGAACAAAGGTACAAATAATTCTGTTAAAAGCAGTGAGTTAGGAGAAAAAATTGCAGCGGCAGAGGCGGAAGTGGATGTAAATCCTACCGACAAGCAGAAAGAAGCCGGGAATTACAAGAAAGGACACGTGCAGATTGGCACATTCAACGTAACCATAGAGCAGCCGAAAGGCTCTGTGCGTAGCGGTGTAGATGCCAACGGCAACAAATGGGAAACAACCATGCAGAACACCTACGGCTACATTCGTGGCACGGAGGGCGTGGACGGTGACCATATAGACGTGTTCCTCTCTAATGACATTGACGGGTGGAACGGACGCAGGATGTTCGTGGTGGACCAGTATAATGAGGACGGCAGCTTTGATGAGCATAAGGTAATGCTTGGTTTCAATGAGACTGACGATGCCGAGGCAGCTTACTTTGCGAATTATGACAACGACTGGGCGAAGAAACACAAGACAGTGGTGACCGGTGTCAACTTAGAGGATTTCGAGAAGTGGATAGATAGTAGCCACCGTAAGACTAAAGCGTTTGCTGAATACAAATCAGTTAAAAGTGTTGAGGAACAGAGTTCAAGTACACAAGTCAACAGACTTTCTGAAATCAAATCACGCATTGAAGAACTGCACAAGGAACAAGAAGCCGCACATGGTCAGAGTGATATATTTGAGGAAGCCCGCATTATTTCCGAAATAAACGACCTCTTTGCTGAACAGCGGAAATTGGAACAAAACAATTTCAATGAAGAAACGACAACACCGACTGATGCTGCATACACCATTACTCAGGCACAATACACCACCAAAAGAGGTAAGGTGTTGGATATGCACCTTGTGAAGTTTAATGATGAATTAAGAGATACTGTTCGGAAGCACACCACAATGTTTGCCAAACAACTGAAAGGCTGGTGGGATAAGGAAAAGCAAGGCTTCATGATGCGGAGCAAGGAAGATGCTGAACGCTTGGCAGAATATGCAACTGATGCACAATCACAACCGCCTGTCTCAATGTCTGATATGCAGGCTGTCAATGACGGTAATGTGCAGTTTGCAGAACCTCAACTTTCGGAAACATCAAAGCCGGAAGAAAGACAGGAATACACCCCTGTATGGCAATATTCTGTTTCTGTTGATAAGAAAACGGGATTAACCACATTGAAGCGTGATGATGTGAGCGGACCTATCCCTATCGGGGATGGACGTTTCAATTATACTGCAAACAGTCCTGAAGAAATGTTGGAGATTGTACGTAATCCCAAGAATTTTAATCAGGAACTGCGTGACGCTGTTGAAACCATTCTTGAAAACAAGGTTAAGATTAGGGAGATTGTACGTACAGAAAAAGCGGAAGCTACAGAGCAAGAATCTAAGTCGGAAAATAACCCGAGTGGCAATCGTCTTGTTACCGATGAACGTTATGCAGAACTCCGTGAACGTATGCGTAAGAAGTTGCTCGGTCAAATGAATATGGGAATAGACCCGGAAATACTTGCCATTGGTACGGAGATGGCTGTTTACCATTTGGAGAAAGGTGCACGCAAATTTGCCGAGTATGCAACAGCCATGATTGCAGACTTGGGCGATGCCATACGCCCATACCTCAAAGCGTTCTACAATGGTGCGAGGGATTTACCGGAGGTGGCAGAAAATGGATTGGATGCCGACATGACCCCATACGATGAGGTACAGAAGTTTGATGTGGCGAATTTCGACAAGACAAGCATTGATGCACTTGCCACTGCCGAAACCATAACAAGAGAGGCAGAGGTGGAACAAGAGGCAGAGATTGCACAAGAACGCATCAAAAAAAGCCGCCCTGCACGTAAAAAGAACGAGAAAAAAGCAGTAAATTCACAGCAGTCAAATGAGTTGGGTTTGTTTGATGGTCTGACTGATAACAATAAAAACAGCGAACATGGATTACAGAGAACTGATGCAGAACTGCATCGCCAATTTGCAATCACAGTAAAGGCTGATATGCTTGCGGCTCTTGACAATGGAACAAAGCCATACAGAAGCATTTTAGACCTACGCAAGCGTGCAAGTGAGTTGGGGATGGAGGTAGATAATGACGGAAGAACTGACATTTTGTTGCAGGAACTTGTTGAGGACGGATTGGTGAGAGCCGCACGAGAGGTTGTTGGTCGCAAAGGTAGAGATAGCCGTGCATCATACGATTTGATATGCAAACTTTATGAAATGCAACCTACCATTGCTGCACGAAGCAGTAATCGTATCAAGATGCAGCAGTACTCCACTCCTCTTCCGATGGCTTGGATTGCTAACCGCTTTGCAATGGCAAACAAAGCTGACGGTAAGGTGTTGGAGCCTACGGCAGGTAACGGAATGCTGGTGTTCACTGTACCTGTTGAGCAAGTACGCGCAAATGAACTTGACGAGACGCGATTGGATAATCTTCGCGAGCAAGGTTTTGCAGAGGTAACACAGCAGGATGCAACAGAGCCTTTTGCAGGCGGTATGCAGTATGACGCTGTTATTGCTAATCCTCCATTTGGGAAACGTGAGGCTGTAGAGTATGACGGAAAGATGATACCCGGACTTGACCCACAGATTACGTTAAATGCTCTTGCAAGTATGAAAGATGATGGCAGAGCAGCCATTATCATTGGTGGAAATATGGAATATGCTATTAATGGTGCTATAAAAAGTATGAAGCCATTCTTTACGTATCTGTACGACCACTATAACGTGAAAGGTGTTATTGATATGAGTGGCGGACTGTACGCAAAACAAGGTACTACGTTCCCTACTCGTATGATACTTATAGATGGTCGCAGAAGCAATGAGGAACGGGTGCAGACAGCCGTATATCCACCTGTGGAGAGTAAGGCTATCCGCAAGGCTGAAAGTTTTGATGACCTATATGAGATTATTAACGAAGTATTGAATTCAAAGGAAAAGACAAATGGAACAGAAGTATTACGTAGCCGAGGAGGGCGACATCTGTCTGTCGCTGACAACGCATCCGGGGAAACTGACGGAGCAGGACATAATAGACAATCTGAGGCGAATGATGAGAGTGGAAGCCAAACAGAACGGAGAGGAAGAACCGGATTGGAGAGAAACTCTGAGAGCGACCAACGACCTGTATTGGGAGAACGTGGACAGAATGATACAGTTGGCGAGACCGGGAGAGGAACTGATACCATTGGAGAGTCTTCAACTGACCGAAGAAGACTTGAACAACGAACTGTGGGAAATGGGACTCAGCCAGTGGATGGAGTGGACGTTCAACGAAGCGGACTGGGATTAAGTGAAGAACCTAAGAAAAGAGATTTGACGGAAGAAAAACTTCCTTATCGTCCTCATAATACAGCATTCAGGCTTGAAAGCGTTGCTCCTGCTGCTATGGTAGAGGCAATGGATAATGTGCTTACTCAAATTGAAGCACAGCACGGCAGCATAGACGAATTTATTAAGACAGAACTCGGATATGACACCATTGAGGAAGCGCATCAGGCACTTGCCGCAGAGCAGATGGATAGTGTTGCTATGGCTATCTATCAGATGAAGCAAGGTCAAGCACTCATTATAGGTGACCAAACAGGTGTTGGTAAGGGTCGCCAAATGGCAGCACTTATTCGTTGGGCAGTGCAACGAGGCGAGAAACCTGTATTCATCACCCAGAAAGCAGACTTATTCTCCGATATTTACCGTGACTTGGTGGATATTGGAAGCGGTGACCTTGTTCCATTTATTTTCAACTCCCCATCGGCAAAGGAAAATAAGGGTGAAATGGTAGATGCCAACGGTAAAGTGGTATATAAAGGTTTGTCGGATTCCAAGATGAAAAAAGTAATGGAAACCGGCAAACTTCCCGAAGACTGCGACTTTGCTGTACTCACCTATTCGCAGGTAAACACTGGTGATGCTGTCAGTCAACAAGAAATGGAGGAAGCAGCCAAAAAAAGTGGCGCACGCACTAAGAAAAGCAAGAACGTAAAGAATGGCAATGCTACCCCGAAAGCCACATTCTTACGTGCCATTGCAAAGGATAACTATCTGTTCCTTGATGAAAGTCACACGGCGGCAGGTTCGAGCAATACAGGAGCCTATCTGCAAAGTATTCTTCGTGGGGCGAAAGCTGCCACGTTTGCAAGTGCTACGTTCGCAAAGCGTCCCGACACAATGCCTTTGTATGCAATTCGTACAGCGATGAGCCAAGCAAAGGTTGAGCCGGATAAGATGATTAGTATCATTGAGAAAGGCGGTGTAACTCTGCAAGAAATTATGAGCCGTGAATTAACAAATGCAGGGCAAATGGTACGCAGAGAGCGAGATATGAGCGATGTTGTTACCGATTGGAAAACAATTACTGACCCCGAAACTGTTAGACGTGCAAGAGAAAATTACGACCGTACCATAGCAGCATTCAATGCCATCATCAAGTTCCAAGAGGACTACGTAAAGCCGATGATTGAAGCGTTGGATATGGAACTTGCAGTTATGGCAGAGAGCGCAGGTGTGAAGCGAGGCACAGATAAAATGGGCGTTGAGAACGTGCCATTTGCAAGCAAGACCTACAACTACACCAAGCAGCTTATGCTTGCCCTCAAAGTCGATGCTATTGCAGATGAGGTGGAAGCCGAAATCAATGCAGGTCGCCACCCTGTTATTGCGTTGGAAAGCACAATGGAGAGCAGCATTAAGGACTATGCCGCAGGAGAAACCATTGATGAGCCAACATTCAGCGCAAGCCTACTAAAAGGACTTGACACTGTTATGCAGTACACCGTTAAAGATGAGGACGGTAACGAACGTCACGAGAGATATTCTCCACAGGCATTAGGTCCGGCAGGAGAAAAAGCATATTACGAGTTGCAGGATTTCATTCGTGAAAGCACAAGTGACATCTTTATCAGTCCACTTGATGCCATTATCGAGCGTCTGAACGATAAAGGGTACAAAGTAGGTGAATTGACAGGACGTAATATGTATGTTGAGCGCAACGATGACGGGCGTGTCGTTGTCAAACGTAGAACTGACAAGGACAAAAAGAGAATGCAGCGAGAGTTCAACAGTGGTGTTCTTGATGTTCTTATCCTCAACAAGTCTGCATCAACAGGTATCAGTCTGCACGCATCAGAGAAATTCAGCGACCAACGTCAGCGTTCAATGATTATTGCACAGCCATTGAGCGACATCAACGACTATATGCAGATGATTGGACGTATAGACCGCACAGGACAGGTGCATAGAGGTTATTACATAAACCTCGGTTTGCCTGTTCCTGCTGAAAATCGTTTCTTGATGATGCTTTCTACCAAGTTGAAGTCTTTGAATGCAAACACCACGACCTCACAAGATAGTGAAAGCAACGATGTGGAAGCACCTGACTTGCTCAATAAGTATGGTAACCAAGTTGTTGTAGAATATCTACGTGATAATGTGGAAATCTACGAGAAAATGGGTGCACCTTTGAAGAAAGGCGGACTTGGAGGCGGTCGTGTGCAAGCAAGCGAACTTGATGAGTACAAACCACAGGAAGATGATGCACGAAAAGTTACAGGATATGTAGCCCTGCTGACGACCAAAGAGCAAGAGGAGTTTTACGATGATGTAGTAAGACGCTATAACGAGTTAATTAAATACCTTAATGATACAGGCAGTAATGATTTAAAGATTACCGTAATGCCTCTACGTGCCAAGACGATAGAAAAGAGGGTGTCATCCGAGGGGATAGACCCGGATGGCAACAATCCGTTTGCCCGCAACTCATTCGTAGAAAAGGTGGAAATGGATGTACTGCGAAAACCCATGAAATCCGATGAAATACGCAAGGTTATCGAACAGATAAACAGAGGTACTTCACCTGCTGAGTACTTGGAAAGTGTTCTTGAGACAATCCGTAATGAAGATGAAGCGAGAATTGCCGCAGAGGAAGAACGGTACGAGAAGGCAAAAGCGAAAGCTGTAGAGGATATTGCTAAGCAGACAGACAAAATCAATGGACAGAAGAAACGCAGCGATGAAGAAAAGCGTGTTGCCATAGAAAACTTTATTGCAGAGACCAACGAGAAGGTTGAAAACAAGCACAATGACAACATTGTACGCCTGAATCAAAGCAGTGACCAGATAATGCGCCGCTTGAGAATGTTTGAAGTTGGCAAGTCATATCTCGTACCTGACAACCTTGAAGCGATGGTATTTGATTTTGCCACTCCTGCTATCTTCTGTGGATACAAAACAAAGGATAGCAAGATTACGGCCTCAACAACACTTGCGGTATTTGCAACCCTTGACGGTCGCAGACGCATTGAGATTAAACTTTCACAGATTGATGCGTTGCGAAGCATTGATAAAATGACCAATGACAATTGGGATGCTGCACGTGCCACCACACTTGATAATTGGGATAGTCAGATACCAAGTGAGACACGAAAGACAGGTTTCATTATGACAGGTAATATCTTGCAGGCTATAGCCGATACACAAGATGAATATGGAGGCTATCCGGGACAACTCATTAGTTATACTGACATTGACGGTAATGTTCACGATGGCATCTTAATGCCCGACAAATGGAATGCTTCTATGCTGAAAACGAGCGGTGCGCCATTGAGCAGTCGTTTACAACAGATAAAAGACTATACTCCTATAATAAGTCACGATGGAAAGGTAGAGATTATGGGTAGCAGTTGGGCAAAGATGTTCTACCTAACTGTCCCAAAGACAAAGAAAGATGGTGCAGTTTATTACGAGAACAAAACCTTGCTTCGTGCCGCAGATGGAAACTTCTACCCTTACCGAGGGAAGTTGCGTGCGGATATTCCCGAGGAACGCATAATAGAAGTTGTCAAAGAACTTACCAAATTAGGCGTAAAAGTCAAAGAAGAAAGAACTGATGATGACACCTTGTACCGCAGTGATGATACGATGTATCGCATTCGCGAAGATGCCGCACCCCAAAATACAGGTATTGGATACAAGGTGTTTGTTTTGAAGAACGGCGAATTGTATCCGCCTATGGTAGCAAATCCGAACGGAGAGGCGACACCGGTCGGTGTGTGGCTGGATGCAGATGCCGCACCTATAGCCGGACAGAGCAAGACTGGGCGCAATCAAGTCAAGGCCGGAGGAAAAGGCACACAAGGCGGTAGTGGTAAACTTGCCTATCGTCCCGGATGGCATTTAGGGGTGATTCCATACGCATTGCAGTTTAACCGCATTGATGAGAACGGAGATAAAACCCTGTTCCCTGCCAATTTTGTTTGGGCTGAGGTGGAGTATGCCAATGACGTGGACTATCAGGAAGAAGCCATGAGTTATGGTTACAACAAGAACGGCAAGTTCCAACACAGTTATGCCGGACTTCCAAGGATTCCTGAAAATGGTGCGTACACTTACCGTACCAATCCTAATCCCGAAACAGACCCTTGGATAATCACAGGTGCTATGCGTGTCAAACGCTTGCTTACTCCGTCTGAAGTTGATGAAATGGTCAAGGAAGCAGGTCGTGAGCCTCAACGCAGACAGGAAAATGCTGTTACCGATGCAGAGATTGCCGCACTCAATGCAGAGATTGCAAATGACTATCGTAACGGCATTGGGGCATACACCGATGATGAAGTCAGTTATGAGAATGACCCTGCGGCAAAACTGCTCGGGCGGTCAAGGAGAACGGCAAAGCAACGGAGGGAATTTGCACAGCGTGAACGTCAGCGGATGGTGGAGAAGGTGGAAAGCCTTGTCGAGAAACTGCATCTGGACAATGTGGAGATAGTAACCGATGCTTCCACATTGGAGGGTAAGAAACAGCGTGCAAAAGGTTTCTACTCAAAGAGTACAGGCAAGATTACCATTGTTGTTCCCAACCATTCAAGCGTATTTGACATAGAGCAGACCCTGCTTCATGAAGCGGTAGCCCACTATGGTTTGCGCCAGTTGTTCGGAGAACATTTTGATACATTCCTTGATAATGTATTCAACAATGCCGATGAGAACATACGCAAACGCATTGTAGATATGGCTGCAAAAAACGGTTGGGATTTCCATAAGGCTACCGAAGAATATTTGGCTTCGCTTGCAGAAGATACCGAATTTGAGAACATCAACGCAAGTTGGTGGAGGCAGATAAAGGATTTCTTCCTGAATATGCTTCATAAGATAGGCTTTGAGGATTTCAGAGGGGTTACTCTATCGGACAATGAACTTCGCTACATCTTGTGGCGCAGTTACGAGAACCTTGCAGAGCCGGGCAGATACAGAAGTATATTGGGAGAAGCTGCTGATGTGGCAAAACAATACGAGTTGGGGGTTGGTAACTATTCGGATACAAACCGCAACCCGAATTTTGCAGCAGAGAGCGATGATGACCTCTATCGTGACGGCAGCCCCGAAATACACGAAAGAGAGTTGGCACGAGACCGCTACGAAAGACGTGTTAAGACAGGAATGTTCCAATCACAGGAAGCATTGCAGGATAGTATGCTCGGACTTAAAGAGGCTATGCAGGCTATCCTCGGGCAAGGAACGAACATTGAGGATGTGGACGGATTTGAAAACGCATACTTGGGAGAAAACCGTCTGTCGAGCGTGAACAAAGCCGAAGCCGATGCCTTTGCCCACACCCTGTTCAAGCCAATGCTTGATGAGGTTGCCAAACTCGCCCGGACTGAGGCAGAGCGTGAGGAATTGACCGATTATATGATGGCAAAGCACGGACTTGAGCGTAACGAGTATATGAGAACACAAGCCGAGCAGAACGGTGAATATAGCGACCGAGATTTTGCAGGTTTGACAGCTCTTACAGGTATGGACGAGGTTGCCGATGCGGAAGCAGAAGCACAACAGATGGTTGATGATTATGAGAACGCACACGACACTGCCGACCTTTGGGAGAAGGTGAATGCCGTTAGCAAAGCTATTCTGAAAAAGTCTTATGAATGCGGTATGATGAGCAAGGAAACATTCGACAAGGTTTCGGATATGTACGAGTTCTATATCCCATTGCGTGGCTTTGATGAAAAGACAAGTGCTGAAGCATACGCATACCTTTCTCACAAGCACAGTGCGTTCAATGCTCCTATCAAGAAAGCCGGGGGACGTTCATCAAAAGCCGATGACCCATTTGCCAACCTTGAAAGTATGGCAGAGGCAGCGATAATGCAGGGTAATAGAAACAAGTTGGTGAAGCAGCGTTTCCTAAACTTTGCCCTCAACCACCCGAGCGACCTTGTGAGCGTCAGCGACCTGTGGGTAGAGTACTATGCTGTAACCGATGAGTGGAAGCCTGTGTTCCCGGACAACATCGAAAGCACCGACACCCCCGAGGGGGTGGAACAGAAGATGCAGGACTTCGAGACCAAGATGGAAGCATTAGCGCAGAATGACCCTGCACGCTACAAGAAAGGTAAAGATGCAATCGGTATTCCTTACCGCATCGTTGAAAGCCGAGATATGAGACAACACCAAGTTGTGGTGAAGCGTGGTGGCAGGGACTATGTGATTACAATTAACGCCAATCCTCGTGCAGCACAGGCGTTGAACGGACAGACTAACCCCGATAATGATATGTCGGGTGCTATCGGTGCTATTCTCCGTGCAGGCGAGAAGATAAACCGACAGTTGAGTGCGTTCTATACCACACGCAACCCGGACTTCATCATATCGAACTTCATGCGAGATATGCTATACACCAACACCATGACTTGGATAAGGGAAAGCCCAAACTACGCACTGCGTTTTCATCGGAATTATATGTATGCCAACCCTGTAAGGATAAAGCAACTCTTGGCAAAGCACCGAAAAGGGACACTTGACATGGGTAACAAGACGGAAGCGATGTTTCATCAGTTCATGATGAACGGAGGAGAAACAGGCTATGCTAATGTCCGTGACATTGAACAGCATAAGAACGACATACGCAGGGAACTGGAAAAATCTAACGGCAAGATTCCTGTAAAAAAAGCATGGGACTGGTTGGGTGAACGCTTTGATGAATACAACCGAGCAGTCGAGAACTGCGCCCGTTTTGCCGCATTCATGACATCACGTGAAATTGGAAGGAGCATTGACAGAGCCATCTATGATGCAAAGGAGATAAGCGTAAACTTCAACAAGAAAGGCAGCGGTTCAAAATTCCTTAATGCAACAGCGCAGACAAGAGTTGGCAATGCGAGCGCATTTGTTTCGGGCATAGGTCGTAGCGGTTTCGTCTTTTGGAATGCCGCTGTACAGGGTACAACCAATTTCGGGCGACAGATGAAGCGACACCCGGCAAAAGCCTTTATAGGTGTTGCGGCAATGTTCCTGCTTGGCGCAATCGTGGCATACTTGGGTGGCGATGATGATGAGGACGACAAGAACGCATACTACAACCTGCCCGAATATGTGAGACGTAGCAATATCCTGTTCCGTGCAGGCGACAGTTGGATTTCCATTCCTCTGCCTATCGAGTACAGAGCGTTCTACGGAATGGGTGAACTTATGACCTCAGTGTTGAGTGGCAAGGAACACCTTACAGGTGGTGAGATTGCCGAAGCAATTGCAGGACAGGCTACACAGATATTGCCTATTGACTTCTTGGAGGGCGGCGGTGGATGGAACGCTTTTGTTCCGAGTGCATTCAAGCCTATTGTAGAAGCCTACGTTGCAGAAAAGAGTTGGACGGGTATGCCGCTCTATAAGGACACTCCTTTCAATAAGGATATGCCGGAATGGACAAAAGCATACAAGAGTGCCAACAAATACATTGTTGGGCTTGCAAATGTAATGAACGAAGCAACAGGCGGAGACCCATACACAAAAGGAGCAATCGACCTTAACCCGGCAAAGATAGAATATATGTTGAACGGTTATTTCGGAGGTGTGTTCGGAACAATCGACAAGTTGAGCAAGACTGCAGAAACCATTGCAGGAGACCGAGAGTATGACCCTCGCAGCATCCTGTTGGTAAACCGACTTGTGAAAGCCGGGGACGAACGCACCGAATACAGGGCTGTGAACAATGAGTATTTCCGGTTGAAAGAGGAACATGACCGATTGAAATCCCGGTTGAAGCACTATGAGGAAGATACCGACAACGGCATATTTGACTATGCGGAAAAAATTGATTTCCTCTACAACTCACCCGAATACGAGCGTTACGAAATTTTCGAGGATTATCGTGAAGACATTGACGACCTCTACAATGAATTGAAAGAAGCAATCAGTGACGAGGAACGCAAGGACATCGAAGCCGAGTTGAACGAAGTCAAAAAAGAAATGATAGATGAAATAAACCTCACCCGTAAACGTAAATAGTTATACTTGAAAGGAATGCTTTGGATAGTACCTTTGTGTCTATCCTAAGCATTCTGATAATATTCAACGATTATGCATAATACAAAAAATGGAAATAAAAGACTGCTGTTCATGAGCCGTGTCGCACCCAAACGTGATACGGAGGAAATGGATACCGTAGTAATGTCTTCACGGCAGTCGGGCGACCGCAGGGCGTTTGATATATTGATGGAGGCACAGCACTATTGGAATCAGATGGAGGATTTCCGAAAGGACAGAGAGCGCAACAAGCGATATACCTACGGTTTTCAGTGGGATGACAAAATATGTGTGGACGGTGAGACCATGACGGAAGAAGAGTATATCAAAAGGCAGGGCAATGTGCCATTGAAGAACAACCTTATCCGCAGATTGGTAAAAAGCGTACTCGGCGTGTATCGAAGCCAGAGCAAAGAACCGACCTGTACAGCACGTGACCGAGACGAGCAGAAATTGGGCGAAACGATGAGTACAATTCTGCAATGCAATATGCAACTGAACCGGATGACGGAGGTATATGCCCGGACAATGGAGGAGTTTCTTATCAGCGGATTCATTGTACATCGCAAATCATACGGTTGGCGTAACGGAAAAGAAGATTGTTGGACGGACTATGTACAGCCAAACAATTTCTTCATAGATAATAATATGAGAGATTTTCGAGGGTGGGATGTGTCGGTTCTTGGCGAGATACACGACATTTCATTCGGACAGCTTTGCGAACAGTTTGCCTCTTCACCCGAAGATTACCGCAGACTTAGGGACATCTACAAGTGGGCGGCAAAGAAAGAATACATCGCCTCGTATGCAGAGCGTTTCGGCTACAGTCGTTTGGAAAACTACGATTTTCTGTTTACGAGTGAGCCGGGACGATGCAGAGTTATCGAGGTGTGGCGCAAGGAGCAAAAGCCAAGATACCGGTGCCATGACTACCAAAACGGGGACATCTTCAAGATTGACGTGGAGGATTACCAAAAGTGTGTGGTCGCCGTCAATGATGAACGCATCGAAATGGCAAAGTCAGTCGGTATGCCCGAAGAAGAAGTGCCGCTCGTTAAAGCCACGTGGTTTATTGACGATTATTGGTATTTCTATTACCTGTCGCCATTCGGAGATATTCTGAAAGAGGGAGAAACGCCATACGAACATGACAGCCACCCATACGTATTCAAGGCTTATCCGTTCATTGACGGTGAAATCCATTCGTTCGTATCTGATGTCATCGACCAACAGCGATATACCAACCGTTTGATAACCCTTTATGACTGGATAATGCGTGCGAGTGCCAAAGGGGTACTGATGATGCCCGATGATTGTCTGCCGGACGGAGTGAGCATTGACGACATTGCGGAAAGCTGGGCTGAGTTCAACGGTGTGATTGTCTATAGACCGAGCAAGAGCGGACGTGTGCCGGAACAAGTGGCCAACAATTCGACCAACATCGGCATTGCTGAACTGCTGAATATTCAATTGAAGTTCTTTGAAGACATTTCAGGTGTAACAGGAGCATTACAAGGCAAGCCTGGATTTTCGGGTGAAAGTGCCGCCCATTTCCAACAACAGACGCAGAATGCCACTACCACTTTGCTTGACCTGTTGGAATGTTTCAGCGGTTTTGTGGTAGATGGTGCATACAAGGATGTAAAAAATATACAGCAGTTCTATGACAGTAAGCGCGTGTTCAACATTGCCGGACGGAGCGGTGCGCAAATTGAATACGACCCGAAAAAGATACGAGACGTGGAGTTTGACTTGAGCATCACAGAAAGTACAACTACCCCTGCATACAGGCATCTTGCCAACGACATACTCATGCAGTTGTGGCAAGCACAAGCTATCAGCGTGGAACAACTACTTGAACATGGCGACTTCCCGTTTGCCGATGAACTATTACAGAGCATCAAGTCGCAGAAAGAGCAATTGGAACAGGGTAAAATGCCTGACGGTCTTTCTCCCGAACTGATGGCGCAAGCGCAACAAGGTGCGAACATGCAGGCCGTGAACAAACTGAATAATGCAATAAGGCAATAATTTTAATTTAAAGACATCATGGAACAGAAAACTATTTGTATAGACTTTGACGGTGTCATTCATGACTACAGTAAAGGTTGGCAAGGCGAGGATGTGTTTGGGCAGATGATACCGAACGCAGATACAGGTACAGCCACCCTAAAGAAAAACGGATGGACTATCATCATCTTCACGACACGCAAGAAAACTGAAAAATTGGAAAAGTGGTTGGCAGAAAACAATATTTCATACGACCATATAAACGAAAACCCGAATCAACCGGAACATACAAGCGGAAAAATCATAGCCGATGTGTACCTTGATGACCGGGGTATCTGTTTCAGAGGACGGTGGGATTCATGGCTTATGAGAGATATTATAGAGTTTGAGCCTTGGCAGGAACAACAAAAGAAAGAAATAGAACAGCTTGCGACATATGGACAAAGCGAAGATGACATTTGGTCAAGAGGCAACGAGAAAAGAATCAAATTAGCTCATGCTTAGCGGATAAAGAATGAGGGTGTACCAAATATATTCAATTTGATACACCCTCATGTCTATTTATTATTCTTTGGACAGTTGGAATTTCTCTATCCAGACATCTTCCTCTCCATTGTCGAAATCAACAATACAGGCTTCGTTCGGAATATCCAATTCCTTGACCGTACCAATGACACCATTATCGTTGCACATCACCCGGTCCCCGACTTTAAACTTATTGATATTGTCAAGTGCGAGCGGGTCGTTGGTAAGTGTTGCTATACCGTCAATATTTCCGTACTTTCCCATTTTTTCTTGATTTGCCGATTGCTTCCAACCATGAGTAATACTGATTACGTTTTTTCGCCATTACAGCCGAAGATAATTTACCTGCCCCGTTATTGTACGGAGTGCAATAGAAACACTCAAATTCGAGGTCTCTGACGAATGTATTGTAGTTGATATAGTGCTTCTGCTTGAGTTTACGGAAATTGTTCCTATCCATAATTACAAGTTGTCCACTCACGCCACTTGTCGGCATTACATAGTAGCGTTGTCCATTCTCACGATGTGCCTTGTCGGCTTGTCTTACTGCCTCACGCAAACGGAGTGAAGCACGGATTTTCTTAAAGATGTTCATCTTTCCTATTGTTAAATTGTTAAACTATATTGTTGCGGCAGATACCGCTTTTTTCTTCCTGCTGATATATCTTCCCACACGAGGTACGAATTTAGGCATATCCATTTCAAAGAAACAGATGTGCAGACCAATGGCACGGGTCATCAACAAGTCATCGTGTTTACCGATAATCGCCCCGAACGCCCCGTTCGGTTTCTTCTCATAACACAGATATTCGTCCAGACAACGGGCATCACGCTCAACATACAGGCTCTCACGGATGACTTTCACAAGGGTTGAGATTACCATCGGCTTTGTGGCTATATTGGTGTGGAAGCCGTAGTTCACTGGCAATCCCTCCCGAATAGCCTCCTCCGACTGCTTGCGTGCATACAGGTTGGGATAAACATCCTTAATCTGATTGAGAATGAATTGGGATTGGTCTCCGTCCACCTGCCTTTCCTTGTCATGTGTTTCAAGTGTGTTGCTCTCAATCACAAGCATGGAATTGTCATAGAAAGCCGCTATCTGTGCCGCTTTCCACGCCAAAAGGTCAATATCTATATGTCCGTACCATTGTGCCACAACGGTGGGTTTTCCTCCGTCAGTCATGAAGAGACGGTCGAACACGACAATGACAGACCAATCCGCCTTGTTGGAACGCCCACCGACATCGACCACCGTCAAATATCTGTCGGTTACCACTTCGTCATCGTAAATCTCAGGCATTTCCCAAATATGTAGCAAGCCTTGGCTGTCACCAACAAAACGGAGGTTTTGCAATGCTTTCTTCCCCTCATCACCATCGGCATATACTTCTCCTACATATCGTGGAGGCTTGCATGATGCTTTAAGTTTCTCGACCTTGTATTTGTCGAACACACGTGCGCCGGAATGAACGAACGCCTCAACATCATCGGAAGGAAACTCTGCCGCCATCAATCCGTGTTCGGTATATTTGGCACGTTCCTGTATGTACCAATTGATAGCTTCAAGCGTTGCGCCCTTCTCCCACAGCCACCACAGATATTTGCCGTTTTCCTCACGGGATGAAGGTATGCCGTCATTCTCACGGTTTGCATACAGCATTTGTGCAAAAGCTTCCACATCGTCAAGAGGCAACGAATACTGTTCTATGTCAAACCACGACACGAACATTGCCTCGAACTGGGATTTTCCGTTCTTAGCATCGTCATACTCTTTTTGAAAGAAATTACCTGTACCATTGGCTGTACTTTCATATACAATCATTGTATATGGACGCAGCAGCACTCCCGAACAGGCAGAGCGCACAATGTCTTCGGGCTTCTTCCCATCTGTCGCTTTCCATAGTCCGACCTCGGACAGATGCACAAGGTTGTAGTCTCCACCACGGCAGGAGTCAGGTCGTTCGGCAGTACCAATCTTAATCTTACAGTTGCGTTGCGGTACACGATGAATGCTGCCCGACTTACCGACTCCGACCATTTTGGGCTCGTTCTCGCTGTAGGTTTCACCCAGTTTGTGCAGCATATCCACCGGATAGTTCTTTATCATACGGTCGAACATATCCTTGATTTCATCCGAACCCGCACCTTGATGAGCGATGATAAGTGAGTTCAGTCCTACTTTATGAACCAACTGCAACCACGCCATATATATTTGCGAGGTGGTAGAACCTCCCCATTGCCGTGCTTTCAGCAAGACAAGGCGTATAGGCTTATCTGCTTTTCGCAATCGTTCCAACCTTTCAACGAAACGGCGTTGCGGTCGAGTAAGGCGAAATAACACATCTTCGCCGCCCCCCTTGTTCTTGATATATACGAATGTTGCCGCCCAAAATGGGAAGTCATATTTGTTACGTATGCGCACAAACTGGCTTATTACTTTGAGCCGGTCGCTTTCATAATCTTCCTCTTTAGCATTTCCAAGTTCCTGCAAGAATGCCTTGACAGAGCCACATTCGACAAGTTGCCGAACAAGCGGTACATCCATCATTTCTACAGGCAGATATTGGGTGCGTATCGGAAAGTCCTCTATACAGACCTTTACACGTTCCCCAACCGAACCGAACCCGCCAATTGGGTCAAAGCGTGCATACACCTCTGCGTTTCGGCGGTTGTTTTCTTCGATGATAAGTCTGATTTCCTCCTGCATATTAACCGATTTTTACAGGTTTGTTCAACAATGCCGCCAAACACCCTACGAGATAGCAGTACAAGTGTACCCACGCATTGGTGCCGGGAAAAAGAAAACCGATGACGAGATAGACAACCATCCATAATTGATAATGGACCTTTCTTTCTACCTCGAAAGAAACAGAACCGAACAGGACAAATACAAGTCCTGAAAGTCCGACCGTTGGAATATTGGATAGGCAGAGTACTGGAACAGATACGGCGGAAATGTATGCGAATACCAAGCGCCATAATGACACATTGTATATGAATACGACCGAAAGCAGACACCACGCATTAAGTGCGGCGTGAATTATATTCACATGATAAAATGGATATGACATACGACACCCCGGTCCGCAATCTTTGAAGATACCGACTTCTGACCAATCTTGAATATCCTGCAAAGCCAAGCAGCATACAATGATTGAAATTAAAAGCGAAACAGCCTTTGTTGTTTTCGTCTTACCCATTCTTTCCTTGCTTTACAAACCATAATCTTTGCACTACCAGGCGTGAGGTAGAATTTAGGGGCGGGCTGCATGACAACCATAGAACATAGTTCAGAAATAGTCTTATCGGGATAATCGGTGTACATTACCATGACACGGCTATAGATTTCTTCGTACATTTCACGTTTGGACGGACACATCTTCTCCAAATGCGCCTTGCCCTTCATCATCGCTGATACCACAAGAGCTGCCCGAATATCGCTTACCCAAAAACGGCGTGAAGGCATATTGACAATGTTGTTGTACACATCAGGCATACGGATATAGTCGCACGATTCAATATATTCATCGTACGCCCTCATCAAGTCGTCTGAACGTTCTTGAAAGTACTCCATCAATGCCCCTTTATGTTTCATTCCTACAACAAATTACAGCTTTAACCGTGTACCAAAGTTACCTATTGGAGCGTAAAAAGATAAACATAGAATGCGTGTATCTTAGCTTATTTTTGCTTCAAAGTTTCAGACAACATTAATTATTTACAGTATATGCCTAAGAATACGGAAGTTAAAAGCAACCGGGACAGATACATGGAACGGTTGAAAACAAAGTATCCCGACAAGGAGTTTGCCGATGATGAAGCGTTATTTGGTCAAACCAATGACGATTACGACAGTTACGACAACGAATTGTCTGGATACCGTGAGCGAGAAAAAGCTCTCTCGGACTTATTTGCAAGCAACCCGCGCAGTGCCGCTTTTCTTACCGACTGGAGAAAGGGCGAAGACCCTATCATCGGTATGGTGCGTAAATTCGGGGATGATTTCAAGGCCGCACTTGAAGACCCCGAAAAGCAGGAGGCACTTGCAGCCGCCAATAAGGAGTTTGCAGAACGCATCGCCCAAGAGAAAGAGTACGAGGGAGAGTATCAGAAGAACCTCAACGAGACTTTGACCACCCTTGAAACCATGCAGCAGGAAGAAGGACTATCTGATGAGGACATAGACAGTGCAATGGATTTCCTTGTCGGCATTGTGCGTGACGGAATCATGGGCAAGTTCACACGTGAGAGCGTGGCAATGGCACTCAAAGCCATCCGGCATGACAGCGATGTGGAACAGGCAGACCATGAGGGCGAAGTAAGAGGCCGCAACACCAAGATTGAAGAAAAGTTGCGCAAGGGCAGCAAGAATGACGGTACAGCCAACCTCGGCAGCAAGAACGGCGGAGGCAAAGGCGGCTCACGAGAAATGCCAGATTTGGGTGTCATTGACCAAAACTACGGAACTCAGAACATTTGGGAACGTGGCGGAGAAAAACGCAGGACAAACAAGTAAAATCAATTCTATTTATTCACTTTTCAAAAATTAAAAGAGCAATGAAGAAAGCAACAAGTTTTCTGTGTCGCATCATGCTGATGGTATTGGCATTTGTGACAGGCGCATCAAGCGGTGTGTTCATGGCCAACGCCTCCGAACTCCCTGATGCAGGTAAAACAACAGCCGGAGCTGACGGTACGGGCGGAACAGACGGTATCGCAACGGAAACCGCAGGCAGAACGGATGGTGACTCAAATTTTTATTTGAGCGATGTGGACAAACGTATCGTGAAGATACGTCCGATGGCAACTCCTATCGACCAAATCAGCCGTTATGCAAAATCAAGTAGTACAAACTCTTTCGAGGTCAAGTATTACAGCGTAGGCACAAGGGAAATCAAGTGCAGCACAAGCAAGGAACTTGCCGCCATGACCACAGGCGCAAGCGTGTCGCTCCCGGTGGACGACACCAATATGTTTACTTTGGACGACACTATCCGCGTAGTCGGTGTTCCTGCCATCACCAAGCCTGACGGAACAGCATATACCGATGCGGACAGCCTTATTCCCGACCTCGTATTGTGCGTGTGCGGCAAGGACAGCACCACCAACCTGCCTACAGTGTATGCCGTAAACGGAAACATGGACAGCAGCTCGAAGCAGCCTATCCTTGTACCTGAAATCCCTGCCGGGACAACCCTTGTGCGCATGGGCAAGGCTTGCGGTGAGTTGGATGTACAGACAGGACGTTTCAACAACATCCCGATGCCTGAAACCCAGTATTGTCAGAACTTCATGATTCAGGTAGAGCAGTCCACCTTTGACAAGATTGCCGCCAAGGAAGTGAACTGGAATTTCTCGGACATTGAGGAGGACGGTGTATATGATATGCGCCTCGCTATGGAAAACACCTACCTGTTCGGCGTGAAGAACGTCATCAAGCATATTGCCAAGGACGGCATGAACACTTGGTTTACGGGCGGTATCTGGTGGATGGCCGGCAAGGACATCGAAGTGGGCGAATGGGATGCCGACAAGCAGTGTGCCGTCATTACCGATGAGAACCTTGTTGATATTACCAAAGACCTTTTTGTGGGTACAGGTATCGGCAACAAGCGTAAAATCCTTTTCTGCGGTAGCGATATGCTGTCTGCATTCTCGAAAATCAAGAGTGAGAAGTTCCGTCTGAAAGATACCGTGGAGGTTTGGAACTTGAAATTCAAGTCTTGGGATACCGACTTCGGAGAGGTGCTGACCATTCACCACGAGCTTTTTGACGTGAACGGCATGAGCGACTGCGGCTTTGCAATGGACCCGGAATATCTGTCAAAGAAAACCCATATCTCTTGGGCAAGAAACGTGCTCGACTTGCAGAAAGCCGGTATCCGCCGTACAGATGCCGTAGTGATTCAGGAAGTGAGTTGCCTGTACCTGCGCTATGCAAAGGCACACGCCCGCATGAAACTGGCCAAAGCCCCTGTTGTATCGGGAGAAGAAGAGGCATAAGTAATCCATAAAAAGAAATCAATAACCGGGGATGGGATAAGGAGTCCCATCCCTTTTTTAATTTACAAGTATATGATTAAGACCTATAAAGCGAACACCAACGTAAGTATCAATGTGGTGCTTCCAAGCAAGAAGAACCTGCATATCTCGTTCACACCCCTATCGAACGGCAGCAGCCTGTTTACAACAGACAATGAGGATATAATGCGTGCCATCGAGAGCCATTACAATTTCGGCAGGCTGTTCCGGCTGCACAGTGCGCAGGATGAAAGTGAAAAGAGAGGTGCAAAGGCAGAAAAAAAACTGAAAAATGAAGAAACGACAACTGCCGATACCCAAACAACAGGAGAAGACAATCAGGACGGAGAAACCTCTAAGGGAAATGACCCGGTTCTGAAAAAAGTAAGAGTGAGCGACCTGTCCGCAGCAAAGGATTATCTCGCCGATACATTCGGTATCAGCCGAACAGCCATGCGCAGCATGAAAGCGATTACAGAACAGGCAGCCGCAAACGGAATCGAGTTTGAGGGATTGTCATAACCGGGTAAAAGAGCATGGCAGTCTATCAACTTGACGACATAGCGAAAGATGTCCGCATCGCACTTGACCAAAATATGGCGAGTGACACATTGGCGGCAATCGGTGATGTGGACACGCTTGCACTGGACGACATCATCAAGTCCAAGATTGTGGAAGCCGTAAAGCGTGTACACAGTTCCGCACCTCCCTATCTGCTTGACGGCGGACACAACTTCGGCGATGCCATATTTTGGAAAGAGCATGAAAGCGGATGGACATTGCTGCCGGAGGATTTCATGCGTTTTGTCGTTTTCCAAATGAACGATTGGGAGCGTGCGGTATTTTATCCCATAAATACCGATGACCCGGAATATGCAAGACAATCTTCCCGGTTCAAAGGTATCAGGGGAACGTACCAACGCCCTGTCTGTGCCATATCCATACGCCCGGAAGGAAGAGTGATGGAATTTTATTCATGCAAAACGATAGAAGCGAAAGTAAGCCGTGCCGTATATCTGCCTTATCCGAAGATTGACAAATACGGTGCGATGGAAATTTGCGAACGATGTTACAACGCTGTGGTATATACCATAGCCGCATTAGTATTAACGACATTCGGGGATGCGGAAAAAAGTGCCGCATTGAACGAATTGGCAAAATCAGCATTAATATGAGTTACGAATCAAAACACATAGACGGCGATGCCACCGTTGGGCGCAATGCCGCGATAGGAGGCGATGCCACCGTCCAAGGCAAAACCCACCTGAAAGGGAACGTCAAAGTGGACGGATGGCTGGAGGCAAAGAACATCAAAGCCGCCAACAAGGGGCTGTTTGTCACCATAGAGAAACTGAAAGCCGCCTATCCATTTCCCCATGACGGCTGGTGGGCACTTGTCGGAACTTCTCTTCCTGCACCGATATATGTCGCCGACGGCGGAGAATGGGTGCCGACCGGGCATAGCGGCGGCAATCCGACCATTGACAGCGGAGAGTATAACGAAGCCATTGAAAAATTGCAGGGGGATATTACCAAGTTGCAAGACGATGTGACCGACATTGAGGGAAAAGACAAGGCACAGGATACACAACTGACCACTCTCGGAAACAGCGTCAACTCACTGCAAGGGCAAGTCAATACTGTCAAAGACACAGCAAAAAAAGCAAGTGACAAAGCCAATGAAGTCAGCGGTCAGCTGAATACATTCAAGAACTCAAAGGGGGAAAACGGCGGGCTTGCCCCTTTGGACGAACTGGGCAAGATACCGAGCCGACACCTGCCCGCATACGTGGATGATGCGGTTGAGTTTCAGGAAATCGTTACCGGTATTACCACCCAAACGGCAAGCCTTGACAAGAGTTCCACCGATGAGGGATGCAATGTCGTTTATGACAAGACCAACGGTTGCTTTGTCATCTCGTATGCTCCCAATACAGGGGAAACTGTTTCTGCCCCCACCTATTACAACAACTGGCTGGATGCCGACAATTTCGGTTCGGTAAGCATGAATGGGCGGATTCCTTATTCAGGAAAAGTTTTCCTCTGCAAAGAGGATGGAAAGAGTTACCGTTGGAGCGGCACGCAACTGACCGTCATCGGTTCAGACCTCGCTCTCGGACATACAAGTTCAACGGCATTTCCCGGCGATGAAGGAGCTAAGTTGCAGGAAGACATCAAGCAGGTGGAAGAAAACAAAAAAGCCATACTTTTGCAAAACAAGCAAATCGTGGCGCGTAGCATTGTGAATGTAAACCAACTGTTTGACCTTACGGACAGGGAAATAACATTTTCCGTTGCCCTTGACCGATGTGCCTCCTCCGAATATGCCTCGATATTGCAGATACCGGGTGTGGTATTGACTTTCCTGACGGAATCCGGATGGGTTTCCAAGCAATGGACTGATACATCGGACTGGTTTAAAGAAAACAACTGGAGCGATTTCGGAGCAGGTGGTGGCAAGGGCATAGGCGATATAATCAATGTAAATGCTCTGTGCGGAAATGTGGAATACACTTTGTCAACAGCCATCAAAGCCGTGTCAGACTTTGAAAAGGAGAATGGGGAAGTTTATCTTAAAAGCGGTATCATCCTTACGTTCAAGACTGCAGAAAGCGACAAGAACGGTGCACCCGTGTGGCTCACCTACCAATTTACACGTGAAGCGAGCGACATAACACCGGAGGACTTGAAACCATGGGTAGCATTCGGTGGCGGAGGAAGCAACGTGGAAACATCCGACAATCCGTCAGAGGGTGGGAAAGACGCTCTTTCCACAGGAGGCGCATACGCCATGCAGGAAAAATCAATCGGAGGATTTGACGAAGAGAGCGATGAGGAGTATATCTACTACAAAGCCGTGAACCTGAACGGAAGACAGATAGAAGATGTAGTACTTAAGATTCCGAAAAATGGAGGAGGCGGAGGTTCGAGCGAGGACAGCACCCTGTCCATCTACTTTGAGGAAGCCGCCCCCATTGTGGCGTTCGGTTCCGAGATAAAAATCAATGTCGCCTTGCGTAGTGTCAGTTACCCGGACGGTAACGAAGTGCTTGGCGTTATCCGTAATGTTTCAATCATTGATGCAAGCACAGGACTTACCCTGTATAGCGAGGCAATGAACGAAACCGGCTCAGCAAGTGCAACGGACTACAAGTTTGAACTTGACTTTACTGAGTACTTCAGCAGTGCCGCATCCAAGAGTTTCTTTGTTCAGGCTACCGATGCGGACGGGAACACCAAGAAGAAAGCCATTACCATTGTTGCTGTGGATATTACAGTTGAACAGCCTATGCCGCTCAACTACACAAGCAGCACCGCATTGACCGTAGGAGGCACAGCAAAAAATATAGGACAGTTCTACAAATTCCCAAACAACACCTCATCCATACGTGCCACAGTGGAAATGCTCTACAACGGGGAATGGAAGAAACTGGGAGAGGCAACAGTCAATGACAGTTACACCAAGAGCATATCCATCAATCCGAGTAATGTATTCGGCGGCGGCGAACGGATGACACATGGGGCATACCCGGTACGCATTTACGGAACGGAAAACAAATCAGGAGTAAGGGGCAATACCATTTACTCTGCTATCATGTGTATTGATGCCGAGGACACCACTCCTATCGTGGCAATCCGGTTCAACGACACCAACAACGGTACGCTCCGCCTGTATGATAACCTTACCATAGAGGTCGCAGCATACACATCGGGTAAAACGGAAACGCACGTGGATGTCTTCTATGACGATGAGAAAGTGACATCCGTGGAAGCCATGATTGCCGAAACGCTTACCGTGAACAAGCAGATAAGCGGATACAGCACGGACGGAAGCCAGAGCATTACCGTACATGCCAAGAGCGGAAATGTGTCCACCAATGAAATCAAGGTAATTGTAAAAGGGAGTGCCATTGACATGGCCATCAAGGACGGAGCTTTGTTCGGATATGATTTTTCCGCGCGCAGCAACAGCGAGAGCGACCATACCATAGAAAACAACGGCATAACTATGGATGTAAGGGGCGCAAACTGGTCAAGCAACGGATTCGTGGACTACTTGGGCGAACGATGCCTTCGCATAGCAGAGAATGTGAAAGCAGAGATATTGGATTACTACCCTTTCGGGAACTCTGCCACCGAACGGACTACAGGTTGTGCCGTCCAATTCGCATTTGCCACCAAGAACATCAAGGAAGCAGATTCAAAACTCATAGAGTGCTATGATGCTGATAGCGGTGCAGGTTTCTATGTATGCGGCAACAAAGCTGCTATCTACTGTAAAACAGGACAGCCTGCCTTAGTTGAGCGCAGCTTTCGCTCTGGCGAGAAAATCACGATGGCAGTAGTTGTCGAACCGTCCACCATTTATGTATCACGGGGTGGAAGCAATTACTCCTGCATGAAGTTGTATTTGAACGGAGAAGAAGTGGGCTGTATCGGTTATATCAGTGACAGTGGTGCAATCCTTAACAACAGAACCGTTACGTTCAACGGTACGGAAGGAGACCTATACCTGTACTATATGCTTGCCTACGAGAGCCATTACGAATGGGCACAGGCATTCCAAAACTACTTGTGCAAACTGACAGACACCACTGCCATGGTTGTGGAATACGAGAAAGAGAACGTGCTTGACACGCAGAACCGCCCCACCATAGAAGCCCTTTCTGCCAAGGGAATGCCTTATTATGTGGTCGTGGCAGACCAGCAGACCTTTGACACATTTGACGGAGACATAGATACGAGCAAGAAATTCAAATGTACACTATTCTACTATGACCCGAAACGACCATGGAGAAGTTTCAAGGCAATCAACGTGCAATGGAGAAGACAGGGAACGACATCGGCAAAGCGACCTATCAAGAACGACCGCTTCTATCTTCAGAAAAATGAAGGTTGGGAAGTTACACCTATCTATCCGGACTATGACAACGAAGATGCCCTGATTTCATACGAACTCATGAAAATAGGCTATGTACGTGTGGGAGAAAACACCATCCCTGTGAAGATTATCACGGTAAAGGTGGACTATTCGGACAGTTCCGGGGCAAACGACTGCGGTGTGTGCGACCTGATGAACGCCACTTTCCGTGCGCTTGGCAGTGATTACCTGACTCCTGCACAACGTGCATTTGACGGCACTTGGACAAAAGGCGATGTGTCGTTGAAAGGATTGCAGATGAACCATTCGACAGCCAACCACCCCATTGCCGCTTTCCGTGCTACGAATGAAAGCCTTACAGATGCATGGTTTCATGCAAAAGGGAACTGGAAAGAAGACAAGGGCGAGCAGGTTGCACTCGGCTTCAAAGATACACCGGGCTACAATAAAGGCTGTGTGAACTATGGGGATTTCGTGGAATATTTCGGCAAGGAAAATGAAACACTTGACGAAATAGAGGTGCGTTTCAAGAATGATGCTACCACGGACAAGAGCAAACTCTATCTGTTGTCGTTGTATTGCGGACAGGATTATCGGTTCATGGCTTATGAAAGCGGTATGTGGACAAAACAGAGCGGAGGAATGAAACAGGTTGGCGGCAAATGGCAGATTACCGGGAAAGTACTTAACCCCGTGAGCGGCTACGAACTTCTGACCTACGATGCCATGAACTGGTGGCAGGGAGTGGGAAGCATTGCCGACATGATGGAGCCGACCACCGCCGAAGCCTCTTGGGTCACCAAACTGAAACTCGGACAGGAAACCTACCCGATGTGGACACGTTACTTCGAGTGTATGATTGACGATGACCAGTTGCAGATAGATTTGGCCATGGGACGGAAAGTGCCGTTCGACCTGTATCAGGTGCTGAAATTCTGCGACAGCTGCGACTATGCCAAGGAAGAACTTGCAGGAAAATGGCAGGAGATATGGAAGACGAAGATGTGGAAATACATCAGTCCTTATTCGTTGGTATCGTACTACCTGTTTACCGACTACCTTGCCGCCGTTGACCAACAGGCAAAGAATATGCAGCCCATGTTCTTCTTGGAGGACGGATGCAGCGTGAAAGACGGTATATATAGCGGTGTAAACGGTATGGAGGCAAGACGGATGTACTGCAACAAGGTATATGACTGCGACACCTGCAACGGAAAGGACAATGACGGTGGACAGACCATTGACCCGGAAGTTGACCCCGGCGATTTGACAAACAGTGCATACGCAGGACGAGGTTCTGTGCTGTGGAACGATATAAGAGGACAGCAGACTATGGAAGTTGACCAAAACGGCAATACCATTACCTTGTCGGCCATAGCCGACACCATGCGCTCCCTGCCTGACACGCTCGGTATAGGCGCGGGTCCTTTCTCACCTAAAGGGGCTATGCACTATTTCGTGACAGAACGCTTGAAGAAATGGCAGAAAGTGGTATCAAGCTATGACGGAGAACGCAAGTATATTAAATATACAGGGTACAGCGACCTTTATTTCTATGCCCTGCAAGGCTTGGGTCTAACCTCACTACCGGCATTTATTGAACAACGTTGGCGCATCCGTGACGGCTACTACCGCTGCGGCGACTTCAAGGCGGAGAGTGGTTATATCGGTGGACGTATCGGTGCAAAAGAAGGTGCCGTCATCCGTTTCAAGGCAGCAAAGAGTGGATATTTTGGCATTGGTAATGACAGCGGAAATATCACGGAAGGCATTTACCTGAAAGCCGGAGAAGAAGGCGTTTTCACCAACTTTCAACACGGGGAGAACATCATGCTATACATCTATCAGGCAGACCGCATGAGTATGCTTGATTTGAGTGAAATCAGTATCGACCCCCAATTTGGAAACACATTGCCCAAGATGTCGTTGTTGCAGGAATTGTATGTGGGTGGAGAGTCTCATGGCAATTGGACGATGTCGCCCGGTAACACAGGCTATATGACCAACCTTGATTTGGGTGATATGCCGTTCTTGCGCATTCTTGATGTGCGCAACACAGAAGTGCAGACCGTCAACGCATCGAAGTGTCCTCGTCTGGTTTCCGTATATGCTGACAATACTGGACTTTCTGCCATCACACTGGCTGAAACATCGCCGATAGACAAACTTACGCTTCCGGAAACAATAACGGAACTCGTGCTGAACAACCTGCCCAACCTTACCTATCCCGGCGGACTGACGCTCGGTGGTGTAGCCAAGATAACAAAGATATTTGTCAATGAGTGTCCGTATGTAGATGCCATGACGCTATTGGAACAGATAGTCAATGCGAGTGCGCTAAAGACCGTCCGGATTCCCAATGTGAATGCAACCGCCAGTGTCGGACTGTTGCGTTCCATTAAGGAAAGCGGCGCAATCGGGCTTGACGCAAACGGAAATGCTTATGATGAAAAGGAACAGTGTAGCGGTATTACCGGCCGTTGGATATTGAGCGAACTTGTGGAAACAGACGAAATAAATGCGTTTGCTGCCTATTTTCCCCAACTTGAACTTCACAACTCTCAATTTTCCATCGTAAAAATCAGCGATGTTGTGGAGAGTGATTCTTGTGAAAGGTACAGCAATCCGGAAAACAAGACCGGGGCGGATTACGGGAACACCTACATTCCGAGCGGACATATGCTTGCCATACAGAAAGGATGCCATGCCTATAAATGTTCTTACAACACCAAGAAGAACCAAATGGAGGGCGTACAGGTAAGCGATACGGATTTCAACTACCTGAAAGACGGAAGCAGCTTTGATGTGTCCGATTCTGCAGGAGAGGGCTTTGACATATTTTGGCACGCCCCTCATCATTGGTACAAGGGAGTGAATGACTACAAGAACCAGGCGAAATATTACATTCCGTCCGTTACTGAATCCGAACCGCTTTCAACTGCGTTGCATAGCAAAAAGGCGAAGCTGTCAGAGCTGCTATACCGGGAAAATACCGGTGTTTATGCGAATGATGCCGTTATCGGTGAAATTCTTGGTGAGGATGTGATAGCCACCGCATCCAACACCAACAGTTACAGGATGGATGTGAAAGGCATGAAGCAGGTAAGATGGCCGGGATTGAATCATGCGCGCCTCGGAGGTGTCTTCACGGACGAGAACAACCGAGCGATAAGCATATTCATCATGTCTGTCAGCCACACTTATTTTGACTTCTCCATTGGAGATTACATCTTCTGCGATGTGCCAAGCGGTGCAAAGTGGTTTTACTTCACCTCTTTCCGTGACATCGGGGACATTGAGTGTCTGACTGTGGACAGTGACAACATCGAAGCCATAGAACCTGAATGGACAGAGCATACCGTAGGCGACAATGACAGCCTTATCGGTGTCTATCCAATCACCATAGACGGCTTGAAGATGCCGAGAAGCCTATCCGGCGATGTACGTTCAAAGAAAGGTAACGGAACATCCGTAACCTCAAATGAATGGAAATATGACAGTGAGGGCAATCCGCTTGAAATGCCAATCGGCACATTGAACTACACTGCCAAGGACTTTCAGAATATCTGCCGCATGAGAGGACCGGGCTACCAGTTGCAGGACTACGAACAGCACAAAGAAGTCAGTAACTTGTGGTGGGCGTTGAATGGGACGACCAATGAACAGTCGGTAGTCGGCAACGGTGTGCATGACGCTATCCTGAACAAACAGGATAACGTTGGTATGGGAGATTCCTATAATGTAGGGAACAACCTTAACTCCATTTTGGGATTGAAGCACTATGTAGGCTGTGATTCCGAATGGATGGACTACATTGCGTTCAATGTCCCGACTTATGAAGATTTTTATAAAGCCAAATGTACGGAGAATGACAGTTCATATCCGATTGATTACACCGCTCATATTTACGACCCTGTTACAAAAACGGAGCGCACAGTCAAAACGGTTGAATCATCCAACGGGAATTGTGTTGTGCGTATCGTACATGGAGTGAAATGTGATGTCCTTCCGAGTCGAGTTCACAAGACAGACACAAGCATGTATGTGACCCATTATGCTGCCGGTTTCTGGATGAGTGGTAGTAGAGGCCGCTGTGTTCTTCGGTCTGGCTACAACTCGAATGCGAGCTCCGGTCTCGCTTATGCGTACGCGAGCTACGCATCTTCGTTCTCGATCACGTTCTGCGGTGGTCGGCTCGCCTTCCGCGGAAAATTCGTTATTATAGAATAGAGCGGAACTCGTGAGTTCGTAAAAAACGTCAGAGGGAGAGCCGTAAGGCTGCTCCCTCTTTCTTTATTCTCGCGAAGCGAGTCGATTATAAATCATTCATGTAAAAAGGCAGCGAAAAGTTTCTTTATATGTAAACTATTTATTACCTTTGCAAAAGGAAATCAAGTTAATAATGGAAACGAGATTCAAAATAGTTTATACAGAAGAAGCTTATGAATTTATCCATTCTTTGCCGGAGAAGGTACAAGATAAAATCGCTTATAATATCTTCAAAAGCAGAGTTGTCATAGACAAAGAACTTTTTAAGAAATTGGAAGGTACGGATATTTGGGAGTTCAGAACGCTTTACAATGGCATCTGTTATCGGCTTTTGGCATTTTGGGATACAGAAGAGGACACTTTGGTAATTGCCACTCACGGCTTTATAAAGAAAACGCAGAAGACCCCATCAAAAGAAATTGATAAGGCAGAGAATATTAGAAAACAGTATTTTAACGATAAAAAGCAGAAGATATGAAACTTTACACTCACGAAGAAATGCTGGACAGCGTAATTGGGGTTAAAGGAACTCCAAGACGTGACGAATATGAAGCAAAGGTTGATGCGTTCTTGATTGGTGAGGCAATCAAACAAGCCCGTGAATCAAGAAACATCACTCAGGAACAGCTTGGCGAAATGATTGGAGTTAAGAAAGCGCAGATTTCTCGCATTGAGAAAGGAAGCAATCTTACCATACAGACAATCAGAAAAGTATTTCGTGCAATGGGAATGAGTATCAACCTTGAAATAGTAGGTTTAGGGAAATTCGCCATTTGATACATAAAGGCAGACAACCCCGCGCGCCGCTGTGTTCTTCGGTCTGGCAACAACTCGAATGCGAACTCCGGTCTCGCTTATGCGAACGCGAACAACGCATCTTCGAACTCGAACACGAACTACGGTGGTCGGCTCAAATTCTGATGGTTAACTAATCGGAGACCCTATACGCCTACGAGTTGGGCAATTATATTCTCCGAGGGGTTCGCGCCTCGGCAAAAGCATTATAATATATTATTTATGGAAAGCCGGAACATATCTTTAACCACAAGTGAGGAGGGTTTCATATCCTCCTCACGGGACCGGAAGGCGGTCTATGATGATACGGACAATTTTATAGGACTGACCGGGGGAACACCTTCGGTCAGTTATCCTTTATACAACCTCATCCCCGAAATAATAACGGAAGAAAACCTATTGTCGTCATTCAAGCGTGTGCTGTCAAACCTCAGCCAATCCTCTACCGAAGCAGAAAAAAGGAACTCTGTCTTAATTGATGGAAAGAAGTACACAGCACGCCAAGTACGATATGTACTCAATCGAGATACCATACTTGCAAAAATGAAAGAACAGATAGGAAATGGAATTTTCCGAGTCAACACGCTAAAATCCTTTGAAACGAAAGACGGTCCTAAAATACGGACAGTCCAAGCCCCTGCTGTCTTTGAAAGGATGGGCAGTAATGCCATTATGGAAATCATAGAGGAAAAACTTACTCCCATTCTGATAGAGACAACTGCAGCTTCCATCAAGGGAAGAGGGCCGCAAGGTTTGTTTCATGCCATTCAAGCCGCAATGAAAGCAAATCCAAACCTGAAATACTTCTATCAATCAGACTATCAAGGCTACTATGACCATATCGTTCATAGCATATTGATAGACAAAATCAGGAAATACATCGCCGACCCGATTTTGCTGCCGATATTGGAGAATTTTGTCAAAGTGTTATATCCCGATGCGGATGCCGGTATCAGCAAGGGACTTCGTTCCTCCCAGTTTTTCGGCAACCTGTATCTAAATGACCTTGACCATGCGATGATAGAACAGCACGGTGCGTCATATTATTTCCGTTTTTGTGATGACACCTTTATCCTCGGCGAAAGCAAAAAGGAGTTGTGGAGACTAAGGAATTGCCTACATGAAGAAAGTGCCAAACTTGGACTGACCATCAAGCCCAGCGAGAAAGTCGCCCCCATTTCATCCGGCATGGATGCTTTGGGTTATGTGAATTTCGGGGAGTATTCCTTGCTAAGGAAACGGACGAAACAGAATGCGGCAAGAAATCTTGCCAAAGTCAAATCACGCAAAAGGAGGCAGGAAATCATAGGCTCATTCAAAGGTATGGCCTGCCATGCTGATTGCAAACATTTGTTTTACATACTTACGAATAAGAAAATGAAGAAATTTTCAGAAATGGGGGTTACATATACCCCTGCTGACGGAAAGAAACGCTTTCCCGGAAAAGTAATGAGACTGAGTGACATTGTAAATATACCTATTGAAATACATGATTTTGAAACGGGTATAGATACCAAAGAGGGAGAAGACCGTTATCTCGTATCTTTCCGCAATCCTACGACCCAAGAATGGGGAAAGTTTTTTACCGCTTCAGTTGAGATGAAAGGCATTCTTGACCAAATCAGCGATATTGAAGATGGTTTCCCATTTGAAACGGTTCTCAAATGCGAGGTATTTGACGGAGGAAAGAGAAAATACAATTTTACCTGATGGTAAAAGGATAACATATTAATCCACTTGGATTCCGCTATTTTTGCCTGAAATCAAAACTCACAAAAATGGAAAAGATTTACGGCACAAAGCAGCGGCAGGATTGTCTTGTGCGTACAGGACGCTCCAAGTGGATATTGTTTTTTGGCTTTTGGAAAGACGATGAAAAGAGTGAAAGCGGTTGGGAATACAGGCATACATTCAACCGCAAGCCTACACTTTCCGAGGTCAAAGAGATTGTCGTGTCCGCTATAAACAAGACAACGGAGGAGAAGATTATAAACGGCTTTATTTGGAACGGAAAGCCGATATACCTTTCTCCTGAGAACCAACTGAACTTTTCTGCCATAGAGCGAAGTGAAAACATCCCTTATCCGCTTACCCTAAAAATCAACGAACAGGAAGATGGTACGCCCATCTATCATACTTTCGAGAATGCAGATGATTTTATTGCGTTCTCCCAATCGGTGTGTGCCTATGTGATAAAGACCGTTCAGGACGGATGGAGGGAAAAAGACAGTGTGGATTGGACTATGTTTAATTTAAAATAGCGATGACAATGAAAAAGTTTATTGATTGGCTCGGAATGAGCAACAGGTGGAAACACCTCATTGGAGGACTGATTATCGGCATTTTTGCACTCGGTTGGTTTACCGGGGTGTATGCCGGAGTATTGACGGCAGGTGCATTGGAATATAAGGACAAGGCGCATGGCGGCAAATGGGATTGGATTGATTTCGGTTTAACGATAGCCGGAGTTTGTTTGGGATGTTTAATTGGAGGAACTTTGATATGGAGCAATTAAGCACGATTATCCAAGTTATCGGTTCTCTCATCACATTGGTGATATTACCCTTACTATTGATTAAAAGCAAGACAAAAAAAGCAGATTCCGAGGCTGAGAAAGCTGAGGCGGACAACATCACAGCTTATGCTGCGGAGTGGAAAGAATTGTACGAGAAGAAAGAAAAGCGGGTTGCCGAACTGGACGCAAAGATTGACCACCTTTATACTGAGATAACCCAATATCGCGACACTATCCGCGAACTAAGTGAAAAGAACAGCGAACTTGCCGTTCAAAATCAGGCACTGGAATTCCGAAAATGTAACAAACACGGTTGTGCAGACCGAATTCCGCCAAGCGAATACTAACCCAATAAATTACCAAGCATGAAAATATTGATTGACAACGGACATGGCGAGAATACTCCGGGAAAGCGTAGCCCTGACGGTAAGTTCAGAGAATACAGCTACGCACGAGAAATAGCAAAAAGCATCGAGGGAGAGTTGAAATTTTTGGGCATTGATGCGGAGCGCATTGTAACCGAAAGCGAAGACATACCCCTTGAAGAACGAGTAAGACGTGTGAATGAGATTTGTGGGCGTTTTGGTGCTGAGAATGTGGTACTTGTTTCCATTCATTGCAACGCATCGAAAAACGGTGAATGGGGCAAGGCCCGTGGTTGGAGTGCCTATACAAGCAAAGGCAAAACCAAGAGCGATGAACTTGCCACCATGCTGTATGCCGAAGCGGAAAAGAATTTTGCCGGACTTACAATCCGTAAGGATTTATCGGACGGTGACCCTGACTGGGAAGAAGCTTTCTATATCCTGCGCAAAACAAAATGCCCTGCAGTCCTTACGGAAAACTTTTTCATGGACAATGAGCAGGATGTAGCTTACCTTACTTCAGATAAAGGGCGTGATGCCATTGTGCGAACTCATGTTACAGCATTGACGGATTGGGATTACAAGTATGGAAAGGACTAAAAACATATTGTTGTGCGTGCTGTTGATGCTGCTTATCGGCTCTGTTCTGTGGAATGGGGGTAAGGGGTTGAACGGACACAAGGAGAAATCAGCGGTGCCGGACACGGTCAGGGTGACGGTGTATGACACGATTCCTTACTATAAGCCTGTTCCCAAAGCGGCCTTGCCATTGGGAAATATAATCGCAAAATTGCCGGTAAGCGTTCCCAAATTACCCGAAACGCCCCCAAAAACGCCCGATTTTGTACCCAATACGCAGGATAGTTTAGGGAATTTCGACAAAAGCGTTCCAGATAGTGCGGACGTGTTTATACCGATTACGCAGAAAGTGTATGAGGATAGCACCTATACAGCATACGTGAGCGGATACAATACAAGCCTTGACAGCCTGATATTGCGTATGCCGCATGAAACCATGACCATAACCAAACGCCCAAAGCCCAAGAGATGGAGCATCGGCATACAGGTCGGCTATGGGATGACATTGAGAGGAACTCCACAGTTCGCCCCTTACCTCGGAGTGGGCATATCGTATAACCTATTTAGTTTTTAAATATGGAGATAGTATTGAAAATCAATAAAGAAACCGTGTATGAGGAAGTAGCAAAGACAACGGAATACACTGGGGCAAAGATGGATGATGAACATGCCTACGAAACCATTTCGACCACCGAAGAGGATAAATCCATCCTTGAACGCTTTTGGAACGAGTGTAAGAATATGGTTTGCAATAGTTTGAAAAAAGTACTTATATCGGAGAAAGAAACGGACGGTGAGTATTCTTTGACATTAGGTCTATCAACAGCATTCGATGACAGTCTGACTGCCAGTATGCAACGCAGCCTATTTTCATTCTTCGTGATGAACATCACGGCCAAGTGGTACACATTTACCAACAAGAATGAAGCAACCGGATATGCTTCGGAAGCCGCTACCTATTTGGAGGACATCATGCGCAAAGCGTTTTTCAAGAAAAAGCCAATGCGCCCTACATACGATACGAGTAACAATTAAATAAATGTATTATGGCAGAGAACAAAAAGACATTGACCGTCACGCAACAAGTCAAAGAACTTATCTATGACATTCAGAACAAGGCATACCTGACCGGGCAGGCACGAGAGGCAGAAGGCAAAAAGACATACGAAGCCGCCTCTAACATGCAAGCAAGTGATGACGATGAGAACAGCTACCAAATCCGCCGTTCCTTGGCCAACGCTTTCTCGGCTCTAAAAAGCCTGCTCGGAGAATATCTGTCGGAAGACAAAACCACGAGCGACAACCTTATTGCCGAACAGATTGACAATGACGGAGTGCTTGAACTTTCGTTTGAGTTGCCAAGCAACTACAATAACTCATCGGCAGACGCATTGGGAAACGGCATACATTCTTACCTTGTGGACATGGCACTTGGAGATTGGTTCGCCATTACCAACAAGGAGGATGCAGAAACCTATATTTCCCATTCGGGAGTGTCGTTGGAGAATGTGAAGCGTGCTTTGTATAAACGCAGTCGCCCGGAACGACCGACATACAATAAATAA